TGGCTCTGCACCACCTAGACCTGCATTTCTCATCATAGCAAGTAAGTCTTCAACATGCTCTTTGCCGCTTGCGTTCATACTAACATTTACTGTTACTGGATTACCTTTGTCTACTTCTGGAGCAGGTAGTGATGCTGGCGGAGCCATCGGTGGCATACCGCCTTCGTCCATTCCACATTCTTCAATGCGATCCATTGATTCTAGTAGTTTTTTCATATTCATTTTAGTTTGCCTCCGGTGCTGCTGCACTAGGATCGTGCTCGCGTTCTTTACGAGCCACTTCTAGCTCTTTTAGAAGATCCATTACACGGTTTTCGCCTACATCTTTTTGTGCGCTTTCGCCGCCCATATCTTCTTTTGTTAATTTTGTTTCATATGTAGTATCTTCTGGCATTGCTTGATACTTTTCTTGCATTTCTTCTGGATTACGTACAATGATATGTGCTTGATCAATATTGCAGCACTGTCCTATGTACTCTTGTAGTACTTGCTGAGTTGAAGGATAGTTAAGTTCAACTTCGTAATATGTAACTTCCATGTTTTCTAATTGCGGAAAATCTAATGGACGTTCTTGAATTGGTGTTTTTTTACCTTTTGACATAGAAGCAACACTATACTTTTCCAAGCAGCTTTTAATACTATCTTCACAGCCTTCTGGTGCTTCGCCAGCTATACCAATTTTAAAATTATAAGTCTTTTTAGACTCATTTAATATTTCTTGAAATCGTGTTTCCATTGTACATATCCTATTATATGTTATTTATCCTTATTAAGCCCTTTGAGCTTCTCTAGTAGACTGTTTCTGTCAGTGACAACATACCCTTCGCCGTTAAGCATACCTTCGTCACCAACTCCGTTATCTTTGTCCATTTTTTCTTTTTTAAGTTGTAAATCAATCATCTTCAACTTTTTATCTAGTTTAGCAACTTTGGCATCTAAACTAGTTTTAAGCATATTGCCTGCAACTTCAAACACACGGCCGCTGTAACGTGCTTCTACATTCATGCCTAAATCCATTAAATCGTCATATGCTGTTAGGGCACGTTGCGAAATATCTTCAAGCTCTGCGTCTGCTTTGTCGCCTAGCCCTTTTACTTGTGGTAGTGCCTTTGCAATTTTATCAAAGTCTTCTATATCACGAAAACTTTCTTCGTGAGTTAGCTCGTGCTTTGCTTGTGCTTTTTCTTGTTTTTCTGCTTGTTTGATAATTTCTTTAGAATCATCCATGTTAAGCAAATCTTCTAGTTTTTTCGTCATGACCTTATACCATTATATGCTACTATTATTTATCGTCTTTTGCCATTATGGAATATATCTTGTTCAGTTATTATTCTAAAGAATATTCCTTTTTGTTTGCAATACGCTCTTGCAGCTTCCCACTTTGCTTGGTTAATGACCCAATGAGCTTGATTGTGTCTACTACGACCGAGTTTTTCTTTTATTGTTTGATTTTCAGGTTTTACTTCTATAAGCTCAACACGTTGTTTACCTTTTTTATCTGCATATGCAATAAAAAAATCTGGTACATATATTGTCTGCTTGCCTGTTAGCGGATTTTTATAAGGTATTTTAATTGCTTCTGATGCCCACTTTGTAACACTAGGATGTTCGTCACAAAATTTCATAAAGGTAAATTCCCAACTACTTCTATACGTTGGTGTTTTTGTACCTATATACTTCTCTGGATTTTTGAGAGTAAATTTTCCCTGTGCAAATCTTCCCATAACATACTAGTAGATAATGTTTCTCTTCTCAAGACGCTCGTACTTAGATTCAACTTTAAATCCAAGTGTACTCGTCTTTTCTCTGTCATAATTTAAAACATTTGCAACTATGTCGCTAAGTTGTGTTTTATTTAGACCTTGTAAACTATCTATAAGTTCAAATACTTTTATATTATCAATTTTTGCTTGCTGAAGTAATACTGTAGCCACAGCAATTGCACCTGATTTTTCAAAGTCTCTATTTTCAAAAAAACCAATTACTGCGTCTACATCACTTGCAGGATATGATATCTTTTCTGTTAGATATTGATTAAAAAACTCTTTAACTGCGCCGGCACTATCAGTTGACTGTGTTTTTGGTAAGTTTGACATTATGTATTTCCTAACGGGTTTTTCTGACTAGGTATAGTTCTTAAATTGCCTTGTCCATTTTCGTTAAAGTTATTTACAACTTGATTAGCAATACCAATAATTTTTTGGTTGCCGTTTTCTATAGCTGCATCGACGTTTTGTAATAAAGTTGCTTGCTCTGTAGTATTTAAATCGTCAAAAGCGGTAAGGCTGCTACCTGCTTGTCCTGTAGTAGTAGTTAACACTCCAATAGCAAGTGCTTTTTTAGCAACAGTTTCTTTAAGTTCAATATTGCTATCTAATGATGCTTGTAGTGCTACTGGTGGATAAAACTTATCTTCTTTTTGTAATGTTATAGAAGATGCTTGAGTATTTTGTGTTCCATTGCCGCCCGCCTTAGGAAAACTAGTATTTGCTAATCCACTTACATTTGTTCCTGTTGCTGTTCTAATAGTTTTACCTGCAACTTGAAATGCTTCGTTTCTTACACCTTCTTTAGTAAGTTTTTTAGCATTATTAACTGTACGTGCTGCTGTTAATAATGTACCTAAATCTGCTTTACCGCCAGCTATGTCACCTAATATACTTGCTCCGCCTGCAAGTACACCCGAACTACCAAACAGACTTGAACTACTTCCTGCACTAATTGGACTAGGTGTACTATCATAATGAGTAGATGCAAATCCTTTAGGTGTAGTGCCTTCCTGTATTGCACCATCTGCATAGAATACACTTTCATATGCAACTGTCATTGTGCTTTGTACCGGATCTGAACTTGCACTATTGTCTAAGGTATCGTGTTGCCAAGTTTCAATAATAGGATTAACAAGTGTCATTGTTAGATATTGATGTCTTGCAAGTTGGCTTATTTGTATACTTGTAAAAAATGGTTCGTAACTATCATTATCAAAACCAAATCTATATCCGTTTTGTTCTCTTCCTTTGTAGGAATTAAATCTATCATATGCTCTGTCTGTTTGATTAGGAACTCCGGCGCCATCCCTACTACCGTATGTTCCGTCTGCATAATAATAGTTATAATAGGCTGTCCATAATTGAGTAACAATACTTGCACTATCGTCATGAAAAGTAACTGTTACAGGTGCATAGTCAATCCTAGTTTGTAAATTCTTTTTACGATTGTATTTGTTTTTGGTTTCTACACTAATATCAAACTTAGGCATTGTTACTGCTTTTACAAGCATGTTAACTTCATTAGTGTGTCTTTGTACCCATTGAGGTAATATCTTATTAACCACGTTATCATTTAAATTAAGTGTTACGTGGTATAAAAACTTTTGTTTAGGCGCAAGGCGAAACTCGTTGTCTGTAAACAATCGAGCTGCATGTGCATAATCAGCCATATTACCTTTTGGTGATAAAGCCCCATTTAATACGTTATCTAAGAATCCGTTGAATATACTTGCCATACTAATATTTATCCAATGAGATAAAGTGCGTATATAAAGAAAAAGAGAGCATAATGCTCTCTTTTCCACTCGACTGTTTGACTAGTTTAACTTTTAGCTTGCGCCAGTTGTTGATGCAATTGCTGCTACACTTCTGCCAATAGCAGTACCTACGCCACCGCCGCTTGCGCCTTGTGTTTGAATTGCATTGTCGTACTTGATAGTTAGTGAAACTGTTACTGGCTCGTTAGCAGAATATGCTAGTGAGTTGTAATTTGCACTTTCTAAGTAACAACCGTATAGTTCAAAAGTTTCTAATACTTCTGGTGCATAGTTACCGTTACCACCGTCTAGAATTTCAATTCTAGTTACGAACTTGTAATCAATTCCGCTTGCTGCACTTGACTGTTCCATAAAGTCGAACTGTCTTTGTAGTTGTTCACCAACTAGTTTTTGCACAGCGCCAGTAGCATCGTCTCTTAAAGTTAGCGTAATCGCTTCCCAGGTATGTTTACCTGCAAGATAAACTCTTGAGTTATATACGTCAACAGTCATTGTCTCGAAGCTTACGTTTGGTCTAGTAACATCAGCCACCTGTTTAGTAAGTTCTGTCACTTCGCCTGCACTTACACCAAAGTTTTCCAGTGACACTCTAAAGCGATACTGGAGTTTTGGCATAAGCAACCCTTGTGTAGAGTTGCTTGCATCCGAAGCTAATGGAACTGTGATTTTTGATAATGATGAAATAGCCATTTAATTTGCTCCTAATTTGTTATATATATTTATCAATTTACAGTCCTGCTATCTCACCAGTGTTTTTCAAGCGTAGTGGAACGTAAATAAATTCAACTGCTTTCACTGGTTCAATTGCTATATCTAAATACAGCTCGTTTCTATCGATACGTGCTGGTGTGTTATTGCTTTCGTCACATACAACTAAGAAGTCATATAGTGCTCTAGCGCCAACTAGCTCTAGACATAAGCTCTCTGCTGCCTGTTTGATTTGATCACGTGTGATCTTATCGTTTGGCTCAAAGATATAAGGTTTAGCAAGTTTGTTAAGTTGACTACGTAAGTAGATAACCAAACGTGCAACGTTAATTCTGTCTAGTGAACTTGCGCCTCTTGCACGAGTTTTCTGACCGTAGTTAACAAGTCCTGCTCCGTTAATAAATGTAATTGGGTTAACATTTTGTGCGTACAGTGTATCACGTTGTCCTTCGTTCAACGCTATACTTACAAATTCGCCCTCAGCATTAATGTATCCTGTTGCTGTTGCGTTAGTTACGCCACCGCGTCTTGTACCTGCTGGTGCAAACCATGGGTAGCTAACCTGATCACTTAGTGCTATAGTACGTAGCATCATGTGGCTTGGTGGAACAACAACATTATTTCCTGCGTTGTCACTTGTAAAGCCCCATGGGTAAAACATACCTAAGTATTCATCTCTGCTTACTAGTCCGTCGTCGTTATCTTCAACTGCTAGTGCAACGTTGTTACCCCAATCGTTTAATGCTGTAGCATTTGATGGTAGTCTAGCTGGGCTATCACCAACAATAAATGCACTTAGTCCACGATCGTAGTTTAGAGTTACCATTTCGCCAATTAGCTCTGGATAACCTGGAGTTGCCATTAAGTTGAATACTCTTGACTCATCATCTCTAATGTCGTCGTTTGAGTTAACCATTGCTTGTAGTTGTTGTACAACAACTTTACGCTGTGCATGACGTCCGAAGCTACCTGAACCGTCTTCTTGGTTAGCTGATTCAGTAACCCAACGATCTGTACCATATGAACTCATACTCACACCAAGCATTCTTGGATTATCAGCAGTTGTGTCAATATAGTTACGTACATATTTCTTAACATTAAAACCACTGCGTCTCATGTTCCATAACAACATACCTTGTGGATATAGTGCTGGATCTGGAGCGTCTGGGTCTAAGAAATCGTTGCTTAGTAATTCAGCAATAGTTGCTTCTGTACCAGAACCGTCTGTACTCCAACGTGCATCACCAAATAAGATGCCGTCTTCTGTAGTTTGGTCTGACTTGTCAATTAAGTCCCACTGTGTAGTGCCGCCGTTATAGCGATAAATTGTTGGGTAATTTTCTAAGTCTGCTGTGCTAACCCAAATGTCTTGATCAACTGGGCTGCTTGGCTCGCTTGCAGCAGTAGTAATACTTGCTGAAGAATGTAGCGTATTGTATCCTACCCAAGTTGTACCATTGTGTACCATAATATCTACTTCGTCAACAACTGAGCTGTACCATAGTGTACCGTCTGCTGTAGTTGAAGTTGGAGCATCTGCTGATGCAGTAAATGTATCTAGTACTGACCAGTTACTTACGCCATCATTTGGTACAATACCAATAGCTGCTAGTGCGCCATCTGTGTCGGCTATTTCAATATCGCCGCCAAGTTTGTGTGAAATAGTAACTTTATTGTTTGCGTCTACTGAAGCAACAATATTTGCAAATCCTGCACTGTTAATTCCGTCTGCAATAGTGTCTGCATCTGAATCGTCACCTGCTGCTGCAATTCCAATAGTTCTTGTACTTACAGTAGCACTTCCTACAGTTGTTTCTGACAGATTAAAACTAACCGATCCTGCAGTGATTTGACTTGCTACTGTATTTGAAGTTACAGAACTTGCACCTGAAGCACTTCTTCTAAATACTTTAAATTCTGCAATCGGATCTGTTGATTCTGTCCAATTAGATTGAACATATAAGTCGCCGACTGCTAAGTTAATGCCGCCGCCTGTGGCATCTAATTTTGCTAATGCTGTTTCGTTATCAGCATAAATTGGTGCACTTACTAGATCCCATAGTTCGGTATCTGCGTTCCAAGTTTTAATTCTCCAACGTGCGCCGCCGTTTGGCTCAGTAGTTTTAACCCAAACAGAGCCTGTTGGACGAGTGTCGCTACCTGAAGTTTTAAACTGTGGTACACTAGTATGCGGTGCAATAGCTAGTTTTGGAACTGCATAGTCACCTAGTGCAATACCTAGTGTTGTGTGTAAATCGTTGTTACCTGCTTTTATTTCAATTGTAGCAACATTTGATGCAGAGCTATCATTAAATATAGCTAGTTGATCGTCAATGTTTGCTAAAGTTACACCTGCTGGAAGAACACTATTACCGTTTGAAACAATATCAGCTAATGTAGTTGCTGCTCCGCCAGTAGCAAGTGCTGTAATTGTATAGTCAGTTGTATCAACTTCGATAATAAATGAGTCTGTATCTAATAATCCACTTGTTACTGCTTCAGTACCTAATACGCTCGGTGTAGTACCTCCCCAATCACTTGAACCAACTTTAACCCAAGAGCCTAAGTAGTTTTTGTTATAAACAGAATATGAAGTAGTTTGTCCTGCAACGATAGCATAGTCGCCAATTGAACCTACTGATCCTTTTGGAGCTCCGTTTGAAAGTTGTGATGCATCAGTAATAATAATTGGTTCTTGTACTGAAAAACTTTGTCCGCCTGCTGTAGATGCTGCTTCGCCATTCCATTCAAAAATACCAAATGTTGTTGCTGCTGTATCTACCCAGTAAGCGCCATCGGATGGATCGCCTGCTGGTGCATCTGCTGTTGCTTGTAGTGCGCTTAAATCTACGTCTGCTCTAACAACCCATGCTCTGTTACTTACACCTAGTAGTGAGTAAGCAGCTTGTAAACCGTATTCGTTTAGTTCGCCTGCATGAATTGGATTGTTGTTGTTATCTGTGTAGAAAATCGGATCGCCGAATGTTTCAGTCAGATCGCGCTGTGAAGTGAGCAAGTAAGGTTTGCCTGCGTTTGCTGCGGTTGTCCCCGGAGCAATACCTGTGCCAGCGCCATTTGTTTTGTTTTCGGCGGTGGCTACGAAAATCATTGGAACTGTACCTGGTTCAGCTGGGGTGTAGAAACTTTCGTCTACTACGCTAACCTGTACGCCTGGTGATGTTAGTGCCATTATAAATCTCCTATAATAATGTTTGAGCGTTTGTTATAGTTATTTAGCAGAGTTTAAGTATTTCAATGCTGTAAACACCATAAAAAAGGGACCGAAAAGGTGAGCTAAATACAATATGAGACCATTATGCACATGCGGGCAGCGTCCGGCCGCTATAAATTACAAGAAAGGTAGTAAAACCTACTATCGTAAACTGTGTGAAACATGTTTACGTAATGGCGCAGGACACGGTATTCCTAAATGGAAGCAAAAAGGATACGAAAAGAAAAACACTTGCGAAAAGTGTGGATACACATCAAAGCACTCTGAGCAGTTTAATGTGTATCACATAGACGGTAATTTAGATAACTGTCGTCCGACTAATTTAAAAACAATTTGTGCTAATTGTCAAAGGATTCTTCAAAAGGACGGGGTGCGTTGGAAGCAAGGTGACCTAGTCCCCGATTTCTAAAGATAGTACGCATTAATGTTGCTACATTTCTTTCTAGTCTATTCAAATCGCCGTTGTTGTCAATAGTGTAATCGCACATCCATTGTTCAATACTCATCGAACTAGGATCTTCGGTAGGCAAGTGATCTGTGCGATCTATCCAAATTGCATAGTCAAAGATTTCTTCATTTTGCATAGCAAAAAACTCACGCTTGTTGCGCAATCCGCAATAGATATTATTTTCTGCAAACAAGTTACGTCCAAGACGTGCTAGATCATCACGACAATAGTCATGAATCATATTATACCATTCTGTGCGATGATTGTGTCGATCTGCATAACACTCTTCCTCATTCGCATAACCGTATTGGCGTTTTAATTCATCAAATATAAAAAGTTCACTACAAAACTTAGAACTTGACTGAAATTTATAACCGTATGCTTCTAACATTTCGCATACAGTATCTTTGCCATGGCGGCCGTGTCCAACAACTAATAGTTTGGGTAACATATAAATCTACTCCGATATCCGATAAATGTCTTTATATTATATGCTAATTTGTTATTGCTGTCAAGCTCTTTTTATCTTCTTAGCTTGTCGTTTTGCCCAGGCTGCTTCAAAGCTAAGTGTGCTATACTCAGCTCGTTCACAATTACCCCATAGTCTTTGTATATAAGAATCATATGTTTTTGAAATATCTTTTTCGTTCCATGACTCTGGAATAAGATGACCTTTGACCATCCAGTACAAACGATTTGCTT